GTATTTGAATCGGCCCGCCGAACAAGTCGTTCGGGTCGGTGCCGTCGGCAATAGCGACTAATTGGTGAACATACACCCGTTCGTTCTTACCCCGGTGCGTCGACGCAAGTATTTCGTACCCGTCCGACTTCCGCGTTCGAAAATTAGCACGTTCGACACGGCGGGCTTCGGCGGCGTGTTCCCACGGTTCTTTTGTCATACTAAGGTGCCCGCACGCTTCGTGGTTAAGCGTGCCGGCTATTCCCGAATGGTGATTCGTCGACGTCGACCGTTTCGATCGTCGTATGGTCGTGGTCGACATTCCGTTCGATCGTGTCGCAGTCGACGACTTGCCGGCCCGCGTTTTCGTGACGGGCGACGTATTCACGGTCGTCGTTCCGGTAGAACCACGTAACGACGTCGTCGGTCGCGGTCGACTTGATAGCCTTCCCCGACGCGAAGATGGCATTCACGTTTGCTATGTTCGACATTCTATCGACCCCCGGAAAGCGGTGCGGGAAGTCGGTCGTCGGTCGCGTCGATTCGGACTTGTCGCGTTCCCCGCGTCGCATAGACGGGTGCGCCCCAATCCGCCAAACCGTCACGAAGTGCGCGAACGTCGGACGTGCCCCATTCGTCGCCAAGTTCGACCACGACGTCGCCCGCGATACCGACGACGTCGTCGACCGTCTTCCCGTGAACGTTTGCGTCTAACCACGCTTCGACTTCGGCTTTCCACCATTCGACGTTTTCGACGGTCGTATGTCGGGGCATTTTCACCGACCCCCGTAATTCGGGAAGCGTTTTGCCATTAGTTCGGCGAAGCGTTCGCGGGCATAGGTATCCCATTCCCGACCGTCGTGTTCGACGACGTCGGTGTCGGAACCGATTAGGTCGAAGTCGTGGTCGTGCGAATCCGACTTGCGCCAACCGCCTTCGACGTCGCGGTCGTTCCGGGCGTCGCGGTATGGGTATTGGTAATACCATTCTTCGCGGTAAACCCAAAGCGACCGCGTGTCGACGTCACGAACGAACTTTTCGGCGACGACGTCGCTATCAGTCTTCGCTACCATTACGACCACGCCGTCGCGGGGTCGGCATTCGTATAGGCGGGCACGGGTGTTTTCTTCCGGTGAAAGGGTCTTTTGCGCCATTTTATTCTTCCGACGTGATTCGGTCGATCGCCGATTCTTGTTCGTCCGAAAGGTCGACGTCTTCGTTCGCGTATGCGTTCGCGGATTCAAGCGACGGTTCCGCAAGTTCTTCCGCCGACATTTCGTTACACGCTTCGACTATTTCGCTTAGGCTTTGTTCGGTCATAGTGGTTCGCACCTATTACTACATACAGCCCCCGATACATAAGTGTGTCGGTGTTAGACCATACGGTTCACGGTGTAAGTGATCGGTCGGTTGGCCGCCGAAGTATATTAGCGACACACATTTACGCCCGGTCGCGGTAGATATGCCCGTAATGTCACAAGCGACGACCGACGAAGATTACGCCGATAGCATTCGGCGGGTCGCCCGCGACGCGGGGTTCGACGATACGATCGGCGACTTGGCCGTTCAAGTCTTCGACCACGCCGTCGACGACGGGGCGATCGAAGAAGGTATCGAACGCGACGACGCCGGGAAGTTTAGCGGCGACGACCGACGCTTCCCGCCCGCGTCGTTAGCCGGTGCCGTGTATGCGGCGGCACGGGTTCGGGATATTCCGACCAAGCCCGACGAAGTCGCCGGGGCGATCGACGTCGACGGTGACGACGTCGCGTCGTTTTACCGGCGTGTCTTGAAGGCCATTCCGTTCACGGTCGAACCCGAATCGCCGGTCGATTGGGTGCGGCGGCTATGCGACGAATTGAACGTCGGCCCGGCGTTCGAAGCCGAAGCCGTCGACCTTGCCGGCGACGCGGTCAACCGGGGCTTACACGTCGGGAAGTCGACGTCGGGGTTCGCGGCGGCGACAGTTTACGCGACGTCGAAGCACCGGAACGCCGGGGTCGACCAAGACGACGTCGCCGACGCCGCGTCGTGTAGCCCGACGACGGTGCGGAACCAATACCGCGACGTGCTTGCCCTTCGGGAAGACGCCGTCGAACCCGGCGACCCCGACGGCATTCACTTCGCTATTAACGACCTATGCGACCGTATCGACGGGCTTCCGTCCGGCGTGCGGGCCGACGCTATCGAAACGGCGAAGGCGGCGATCGACGCCGACGCCGACGCCGACTTCGTCGAACGCACCGACTCCAAGGGCGTCGCGGCGGGCGTCGTCTATGTCGCCGCGAAAGACGGGCGCGTCGACGTGTCCCAAACCGAAGTCGCGTCGAAGGCGAACGTGTCGAAGTCGACGGTCGTGAATCGGGTTAACGACGTCCGGGCTTGGCGCAAGCGGGCCGCCTTCGAAGGTGTCGCGTATAACGACCTAAAGCGTCTTGCGAACGACCACGACGTCGACGTCGGGGCGACCCCCGAACGCGATTACCTTGTCGACCGATTGGCCGAAGCCGGGGTCGAAATATGAGTGAACGCGAACCACAATTCGATTACCCAGTGACTATTTCGGAAGGGCACAAAGCGGTCGAAACCGTCGATTACGGCGAAGGTAAAGACCGATTCGAATGCGAACCGTCGGGGGCTTACACGCATACCGGGGCTTGGCCGGCGTTCGACTTTTGCCCGTTTTGTGGGGCGGAACTATGACGGGGGAAGACGACGACATTCCGACCGTCGACGGCGACACGTTCCGCGAACGAATGGGCGACGACTTCGACGGTGCCGACGTCGCCGTGAACGGGAACCCGATCGGTCGCGTCGAAGACTTCGACATTTCGATCGCGTCGGACTTCGAACCAGGCGACGTCGCTAACACGTCGATTCGGTCGCACCAAGACAAGATATTCGAAGCCGTCGAATCGGCGGCTTGGCATACGCTTATCGACGGTGCCGGGCACGAAGTCTTCCCGCCCGAATACGACCCGAAGTATATGCGGGAAGTGATACACCGGCTTGAAACGGAAGGCTATGCCGGGAACGACGACACGGCGTTCTATGCCGGGTCGCAAGCCTTCGACGCCGTCGTCGAACATATGGATAGTATCGCCGAAGACGGAACCGAAGAAGGCGAATCGTCGGTCGTCGACGAATACCGATTCGACGGGTATCGCATTCACGAATCGCCGACGGCACCGGAAGGCGTGATTCTATTCGTCGACACGAACGCCTTGTTCCGGGTGCCGCCCGAAGTTATCGCCCGGCAAGTCGGCCCCGGAACGTCGACGACAGTATCGTCGCCGATCGGCGTGCGTGACGGTGCGGGGGTCGCCGTCGTGAATATCGACCTAACCGACGACTAAGGTGCTAACCCTATGGCAAGCAAACAATACCGGAACGAATCGGTTCTTAGACGGTTGTATTGGGAAGAAGGTTGTTCAATCGCGGAAATGTCCGAACGGTTCGGCGTTTCGCCGTCGACCGTGTATAGAAATATGAAACGGTGCGGGGTCGACCGGCGAACGTCCGATAACGAAAAACACCCAAGGGTGAAAACGAATCAAGACGGTTACGAATGGGTTCAAACAAAAGTCGGTGATAGAATTAGAACCGTTCAATTACACCGACTTCTTGCGGTCGCTGAATACGGCTTCGACGCCGTCGTCGGGAAGGACATACACCATTCGAACGGCATACCTTGGGATAACCGACCGCCGAATATCGAACCGATCGACTACGGAAAGCACGCCGAACTTCATAACAAAAAACGGGTGAATAATGTCGCAAATTAAGGACTTTGCCGCGTGGTTCAAGGCCCGGCGAACGAAGGTCGAAAAGTGGTATTCCGACGGGAAGGGGAAGTTCGCCTTTCGGGTGACGGTCGACGGCACGACGCTAATATGTGCCGCCCGATCGTCGACGTCGGACGGGCGAACGTCGATTATGAATCGCGTCGCCGGGGAAGCCCAAACGAACGACGCGCTAATCGCCCTTCGTATCGGCGACAGTATTCGCGTCTTCGACCCCGTGACGGTGTTAGGGCACGGGAACGTCGACGAACCGCACGAAGACGACCGCAAGAAGCGGGGCGAAAAATGGGTCTGTTTCGACGTCGACCTTGGGTGCCGCTTCGACGAATGGTTCGACGGGCACGCGAAGCCCGTCGCTTACAAAGAAGTCGCTTAACTTCGCCGCACGCCGTTCGGAACGCCGCTTTTGTCGAACCCGTCGAACTTCCCTTCGGGCACGACCTTCGTATCTTCGGGGTTATCTTGCCATTCGTCGATAGCCGTGTCGCGGGCTTCTTCCGTTCGCCCTAACGCGACTTCCCAAGACGCCCTGCCCTTCGACACCGCTTCGGCGTGATAGCGGTCGAAGATTCGATCGCGTATGTCGTCGGTCGCCCGATCGCCGAAGCCCCAAGCCTTGTCGACCTTCGTGTCGATAACGGCGGGCGGGATTACGATAGCGTCGGGATTGGCTAACGATTCGAAGACATATTCGACCTTGCGGGCCTTGGTCGCCTTCGCACCGGGCTTCGATACTTCGTCTGCGGTATCACCCGCGTCGTCGTCTTCGTCGTCGTCACGGGCCGCACGCGACGTCGTGTCGGTATGTGTGTGTGCGTCGGCGTTCGTGGTCGAAGGGGGGCCGCACGGTTCGGGCACGACTTCGCCCCCGTCGGATTCGGCTAATTGGGCCTTGATAGTAGCGACGTCGTTTTCGATTCGGGCAAGTGGGTCGCGGGGGTTTTCGGCGTTTAGGTGGTTCCTAAGTGCCGATTCTAATTCTTCCCGAAGAACGCCCCGCGTTTGTCCGTGCTTGTCTTCGACGTATTTCTTGAACCGTCGATATAGTTCCGCGTCGATCGTCGTCGGTTGGGTCGTGTCATTCCCCATAGGGTGTCGTTTGTAGCCTATTACAAAAACACGTCGCTAATTGTATCTTGGTAAAAGAAGTGTGTGTGCGACGACCCCCTTACTACTACTTAATTTGTTCATACAGTAAGTAAGTAAGTAGTAAGGGTGTCGGCTTGCCGACACCCTTCGCCGGGGCTTCGCCCCGGCAAGGCGGTGTCGTCTTGCGGTTTCGACCGCGACGGCACCGCGACCTCTTTCGCCCCCTTACGCTTTCGAACGGCGTTCGCACACACACATACCGCTAATCGTCACGAAGTCGGTCGGCGACGTCTTCGAATGCGTCGGCAAGGTCGTCGCCCCCGGCGTCTTCGATCGCTTCGACACGGCGTTCTAAGTCCGTAAGCGCGTCTTCGACCGCGTCGACGTGCGACGTGTAGCGTTCTAACCGCCCGGCAAGCATATCGACCCGAAGCATTAGTTCGTCGACGTCGTCACCACCGGGGTCGACGTCGGCTTCCGTGTCCGGCGGCGGGGCGAAGCTGTCGTCGTGGTCGTCGACGTATTTCGATCGAACGCGGCTAACCCAAGACGGGTCGGGTCGGTCGCCGATACGGGCTTCGACTTCGTCGGCGATCGACGGGTTCGAAGCGTTCGGCCCCATTTCGCGGGCGACGTCGGCGATCGTGCGGGCTTTTTCCGAAGTCGGTTCGTCACGGGTTCGGTCGGTCGTCGCTTGGCTTGAAGCCATAGCACTTCGTCGAAGGGGCGGTTCCCCTATTGTTATACGGTCGATATAGATTTGTCGGGCTTGTAAGCGACGGTTTAATGCCGGGCAAGATTCGATTAATCGACTATGTCTTCGGCAAAGGGCGATCGGTGGGAACGGAATTATCGGAACGTGCTATCGGCGGAAGACGCCGCCGCCTTCCGCGACGCAAATACGTTCGGCATATCGAACTTCGGCTTCGTCGAACGCTTTACCGCCGTGCGTATGCCGACGTCCGGCGGCGGTGTCGACTTCGACCTTCCCGACCTACACGTTTGGTTAGTTCACGACGACGGCACAGTCGACCAATACGCGGTCGAAGTGAAAGCCGGGCGCGATCGTGCCCGGTTCAAGAAGCACGACGGCGACGGCGGCATTCCGGCCCTTCGTCGATACGCGGCGGCGACCGGGGCCGAACCGATCGCGTTCATACATATCGACTATACCGGCGACTTCGTCGTTCACGCCGACGACCTACACGAAACGGGCAAGTCCCATACGTTCACGAAGGCACGCGACGTCGGGCGTGACGCCGTTCGTGACTTCGGCGATTGGGTCGAAAGCCCCCGCTAATCGTCGGATTGGCCGGGGTCGACGTCGCCCCGACCGCCCCGGTAGAATCGGGGCGTATCTAAGTCGACTTCTAAAGCGTTCGCTATGGTTTTCTGATTGGACAAAACAAGTTCTTGTCTTCGTTCGACCTTTCGGACGTCGTCGTGAACTTGGTCGGTTTCCCTTTGTAGTTCCGTCACCGCTTCGTCTAAAGAATTAAACCGTTCGTAACTGTCGACAAGGTGCCCGTCGTCGGTTTCGTCTTCTTCTTTCCCGAATATCCGACGATACGCCGGCACCGCATAATCGAAGTGTCGTTTCACAAGCCATACGACGACGGTAGCAAGACCGCCTAATACGAATGTCACCGCCCAAAGCCCAAGCGACGAAGGGGCGATCGGCGACGCTTGAAGTAGCATTAACCGGGGAATGTCGTCGCCGTCTTGTAAACGTTCGGTGCCGGGTTATACCGTTCCGACCTTCCGGGCAAAGTCGACCGCGACGTCGGTATTCGAATTGCTTGTCGATTGTGACGACGACCAACCGATACCGCCGCCGGTAAATTCGGTGTCCGTGAACGATATAGACCCTAACGAATTGGTAAAGTCGCCGTTCGAATCTTGCGAAAACACTTCGAACGTAAGCGTCGACGACCCTAACCCAATCACGCCGCGAACCCATTCGCCCAAGGGCGGGGCACTTCCGCCGCGTGAACCGGCTTGCGGCGTCGCCGACCCGACGTCTTCTTGGTTCCGTTTCACAATAGAAAGTGCCCCGTTATTGTCGTATATTCCTTCCTTGTCGACCGATTCGACGAATCCGTAAATTTGAAATTCGTATTGTGTTTCGATCGCTTGAACTAAACAATCCATTTCGACGCCGGATTCGTTCGTTCCGACCTTCGCATAGTATTCGACTTTATCGCCGCGTGTCGGGTAATAGGGAAGCCCGGACACCGAATTTAGTTCGGAGTTATTGACGGTCGTTCGAAGGGCATACGTGCCTTCATACGCCGCCGTCGTGAAATTCCAATCGTTCGTTTCGCCCGTGTATTCGGATAGGTCGGCGTCTTCGAAGTCGTCGATAATGTCGCCGCCGCCCAAGCCGACGCCGCTTTCGAATACGATCGTCGAATCGCCCGCGTCGACGACCTTGTTCCCGTCGGCATATACGTAATCGTGGTCGCCGTGACGCCCGACGTCGATCGCTTCCCCTTCTTCGAAGACGAAGTTACTGTTTGCCATTAGTTCACAAGTTCGACGCGGCTTAGTTCGGGCGACCCCGGCGTCGACGGGCGGGGCATTTTCACGACTATTTCGAAGTCGGTATGGCTATTCGACCACGTTAGCGAATACGACGACGCCCCGTCTAACGATTGTGTCACGACTTCTTCGCTTCCCGTTCCCGGCGACCCGACGACGTCTAAGTCGATACCGTTCCCGGTGCCGGTTCCCGTTCCCCGAAGGTCGTAACTAAGGTTTTGAAGGTCGGGCTTCGACGACGTCGAAAACGACTTCGTTCCCGCCGTTAGCGTGCCGTCGCTATACCCGTCTTCGCTATCGGCGATTATCGAATTACACCACCGGGCTTCGGCGATATACACCGTCATATGGTCGCCCAAAAACCCTTTGTCGCCGCCTTGCCTTTGGCCGAATGTCGGGTTATTGGGGTCGGAAGATAGTTTAGACGAAGTCGTCGTGTAATTCGTTTCGTCAATCCGAAGTTTATACGTCGAATTTCCGGGGTCGATTACAAGTTTGTAGTAATGCCAAGTTCCGTCGATCGTGTCTTGCGTATTCGATATATTGTTCGCACCCCCGTCGCTTTCCCCCCAATACCACCGAAATTCTGTCGACGGCCCGCCGTAACCAAATTCGTAAGAATTGTCGGTGCCGCCGACCCAACCGTTATTCGCGTCGGACGGGATAAGTGCCCAAAATTCAAGCGTTCGGGTCGCGGTGTCGGAATAGTCTATATTTGTTCCCCAAGTGATGTTCGAATCCGACGACCCGTTCGTATCGGTATGGTAGCCATTAAACCGGGCTTCGATAGCCGACCCGGACGTGAACGACGACCAAACCGAATCGTTAAGCGTGCCGTCGTATGCGTTCGCGGTTTTGTCGTCGATCGACCCCGACCCCGAATTTATCGCCCAATACCAAATCGGGTTATGGTCGCCTAACTGCGGCCCGCGTCGAAGCACGGATTCGCCGCTAAAAGGGTCGTGTCGTATGTTATTGTGCGACTTTTCGTTATCCCAATCGGTCGCCGTTTCCCACGTTATCGTTTGCGTTCCGACCGATTCGGATAGGGTCGCCCCGGCTATATCGCCGATCGGGGAAAGGCCCATAGCACGGGCGACGAACGACCGGCGGTCGCGGTAGGGGTTACGCCGAAGTATGGATTCGCGCTTGTTAACGGACATATGTATCTTAGGCGGGTGCCGTTCCTTCAACTTTAGCGACTATGTCGACCGACGCGCCCGACCCGTTATCGACGATTACGCCGACGGATTGGGAAGCCCCGGACGTATTCGTATAGGTGGCAAGCGGGTTCCCGGTGACGCGGTCGTGTATCGTCGACCCGTCACCCGACGCAAGCGTCGCCCGTGACGTGAACGACCCGGCGTTATCGAACGTCACAAGTTCAAGGTCGACGCCCGACGCGACGGCTTGAATCGTGTCGGTCGTTAGGGCCGATTTGTATATTTCGACCGATTCGCCGTCGGCAAGCGAATCGACGGTTAAGATACCTTGGTCGCCGTTTGCTACCGCCCCCGTTTCCGTGCCTTCGAAGATATTTCGCGGGTCGACGGTTCGGGCGGGCTTTTGTATAATGTCCCAATTCGTGCCGTCGCCGACGACTTTCAAGATACCATTATCGACGTCGATCGTCACCGACGACGACCCGTCGATCGTTTCCGACCCTTCGGTCGATACCGTAATCGGATTCGAAGACGCGGTTCCGCCGACGTCTTTCAACATAATTTGGTTTCCGTCGGCGGCGTCGGCACTTGCTAAGGTGATTGTAAGCCCGCCGGTTCCCGACGGGTCGACCGGCACCATTTCTTCGTCCGTCGTCGTGTATGCCGCCGTCTTCGTCGACGATCGAACGATCGCGTCGTCGACTTGTGGTCGGGGAACGTGCCCGTCGGTCGTCGACCATATCGTCGTTCCAGAATCTTCTATGTCGTTCCCGTTCGCGTTTAGCGATTGGAAAAGGCGGGCTTCAAGCGTGTCGACACCGCCCGCACCGTCGGCAAGCCCCCGGATTTGTAAGACGGTATTCCCGTCGACGTCGAACGAATATTCGTGTAACGTTCCGTCGCCGCTATTCGAATCGACGGGCGTGTCGAACAAGGCCCCGAACGAACCGGGGTTCGTCACCGACGCGATACCGCCCGCAAGTGCCCCGATACGCGCTTCGTCGACGGCGTCGTTTGCGATTTGTTCGGACGTCACCGCGTCGGCGGCTATCTTCGCGGCGGTGACGGCGTCGTTTGCTAACTTCGCCGTCGTAATCGACCCGTCGGCTATTTCGGCTTGGTCGATCGCCGCGTTCGGGAAGGCTATTTCGTCGGTGATTGGGTCGACGCTAAAGACGGCGGTGCCCGTGTATCGGTTTACCAATTGGTGCGTGCCGTCGTCTTGTTCGACGTAACTGAAAACAAGCCCTTCCGTCTTTTCGACGGTTTGGTCGATCGCAAGGTCGGAACCGGACGTCGTGACTTCGACGAAGTAATCGCCGCCGTCTAAGTTTTGGTCGGTCGGAATGAACGTATTCGTCGTCGACCCGCCGTCGGCTAACGACACCGATTGGGTGTCGGTGACTAATTGGGTTCCCGCGTTCGACGTGCCGTCGTATAGTGTGACGGTGACGTCTTCGGTCGCCGACGCGCCCGAATTGTTCGATATAGTCACGTCGGCTTCTAAGTGAACGTCGCGCCCGTCGCCCGCCGTGAACGTGAACCCGGTCGGCGTCGACGTTTCGGTAATGTCGGTGCCGGGGTCATATCCGATATGTAGCCCTTGCCCAAATTCGACTTCTTGGGCACCCGCACCGACGTTCGTGCTTCCGCCCGTTTCCCCGCCCGACGGTCGGGCACGCCAATTCAAGATATTCGGGTCGGCTAAGTCCGACGTTTCGTGCGGGATAAGGATAACAGCAAGCATAAGCGCACCCGCCGGAACCGACGGCGGAACGGGGTTCGGGCCGGCGGTGCCTTCGGCGACGGCATAGCCGCTTCCCGGTTCGAAATACACCAAGTCGACCCGCCGATCGTCTTGGGAATTGGTCGTCGTGGTCGGCCCGGTCGATAGTGTGAACGAATCCGACGAAGGCGTGTATGTTTGGCCGCCGTAACTAACCCCGGTCGACGCGGCGGCGACGTCGATACCCATAGCGGTCGACCCGTCGGCGGTGACTTGGGCGTCACCGTTCCCAAGCACGCCGTTCCCGACTAACGCTTCCGTTATGGATTGAAGAAGCGGTTCCGCGTGAAACGTCTTCCCTTGCGGGGCTTCGAAAGTGTCGGCTTCGGGCATACTGTCGGCGACGGGGCGTCGGCCCTTTACGTTTCGCTACCCGTTCACGACACGACGATCGTGGTTTCGGTATTGAAGCCGGGCGAATCGGATTGTATCGCCCGGAACGTCGTCGCCCATAGCATTCGCCCGGTGTTATCGAACAAGCCGACTTCGGATAGGTCGACGCTTATGCCGTTCATATCGGCGTCGCTTAGGCGCGTAAATGCTGTAATCCGGTCGCGCCCGGCTTCCCGACCGGCGTTCTTTCGGATTCGTTCGGACGTTAGCCCGGTGTCGGACTTCGAAAAGCCCGACGTGCCGTCGCCGAAGGCGTATTCGGACGGGCCGACCGTCTTCTTCGGCGACTTCATAGACGCGGCTAAGGCTTCTTCGCCGTCGTTCGTGACGATCGCCGCACCGTTCCCGTCGCCCGTGAACGTTAGCGTAACGACCGCCCGAAGTTCGTCGATCGCGGATAGGTTCACGGTCGACGTGTCGATCGTGACACGGGCAAGAAGCCGACCGTCACCGTCAAATATACCATATTCCCCCGGCGTGCCGGCGACGCTTGTAGCGGCGTATAGGGCGGTTGTGTCCAATACGTTCGACGTCCGATTGGCGAAGACGTCGGTGCCGTATAGTTCGGTGCCTAACGCGGTGTCGCCCGTGCCGGCGGCGGTCGTGTCGCTTCCGATCGCGCCCGTTTGAACCGCCCCGGCTTGGCCGTTCAAGGCTTCCGCCGCCGCCTTCCGCCCTTGCTTGGTAAATTCGGCACTTGCTTCGACGTCGGTTTGAAGCGACCACGCGCCCTTATCGTCGCCGAAGGTGCCGCGACCGAACCCCTTCGACGCCGACTGGTGCCCGAAGACGACTTGGTCGCCGGTCGATCGGGTATAGACTTCGACGGCGACGTCGACGGCGAAGAAGTTATTCCCGAAGGATAGGTCGCGGGCGCGATTACTGTCGACTTGAACGAACCGGCTATCGACGTCACGGATCCTTTGCGTGTTATCCGCGACGTATTCGTCGACGCTTTTAGGCATATCTAAAGACCCCCGTAAATCACGGTGACGTCGATCGGACTAAGCGGCCCGACGCTAATAGCGAAGGTGCCCGTTCCGTCTTCCCCGGCGGTGTATTCGAACGTCACCGTTTCGGTCGTATTCCCTTCGACTTTCACGGTTTTCGTTTCGTTCACGCTACCGTCGACGATTAGTTCGGCGACGACGCGACCCGTGAACGTCGTGTTATTCGTAATGTCGGCGGATATGTCGACTATATCCCCGATACGAACGCCGGTCGGCGATACGGATAGGTTCGACCACGTAATCGAGTCGGACGTTCCCGCCGATTCGTCTTCCGTTTCCCGAACCGTTCCGGTTTGGCTAAAGTGAACTTCTTGCCCATACACTTCGACGCCGCCCGCCGGGATTGATTGGCCGCCCCGACCGATACCCGATTCTTCGTAAACCTTGATACCGGAGGCGGCAAGCCCGCTATCCGTTGCCCGCGTCGATCGAAGCCCCGTATTCGACGCGAAGTCGTTTTCGAAGTCCGACCACGATTCGTATTCGTTTAGAATCTCGCCGCTAAACGTCGACCAATCGCCGTATTTGTTTTCGAACTTGGTTCGAATATTCGACGCGGTGTCGGCGGAAAAGCCGTTATTCGTTAACCACGTTTCGAAGTCGTCGAACGACGTTAGGTTCGCGTCTTCGAAGTTTTCTTGAAACGTCGCCCATTCTTCGGCGATATTCGTTTGTAACTTGTCCTTCGTTTCGGTTAGCGACGATTCGGTTTGGTTCGGCGACCGAAGCCCCAATTTCACTAACTTTTGTTCTTCGGTTAGTTCGGACATATCTATGCTGTTGTGTTACCCGTCGCCCCTATCACGACGTAACCTTCCGGTGTCGTCGACACCGACGACACGATATACGTGCCGTCGACGTCTTCGTCGGCCCAAGTAATGTCGATCGCTTGCCCGACGTCGACGTCTTTGAACGACCCGTCGGCTATTGTGAACGACATAGCCGTGTCTTCCCAAGCGTTTTCGGTCAAAAACCCGCGTGCCCGTTCTTCTAACCCCGACTTCGTGCGTATCGACGTGTCGGTAATCGGTTCTTCTTTCGGTGCTCCGGTGTTATAGAACGCGATCGACGCCGAATCTTCGAAAGTCGCTTGAAGGTCGTCTTTCCCTTGAACGGTGACGCGGTTCCGCACGTCGTAATCGCGGTCGACGTCGACGTCGACGACCGGCACCGACCCGTCGTCGGTGATATTCAAGCCCGGCGGAACCGACGTGTCGCCCGCCGTTTCGTAATATAGCACGTCGTCGGGGTCGATATAGACCGACGCACCGTCTTCGGTCGCTAACTGATTGGCGACTTGAAGAATCGACCCTTCAAGCCGACGGGTAATCGTTCGCCCCGTCGATTCGACGCCCGCCGCCGACACCGACGTTCCGCGATCGTTAAGCGAAAACGGCGTCGCCCGAATCATATCGACGACCAAGGCCCTATCTTCGGGAAGCCCGCCCGTATTCGTCACCCGAAGTTCGATCGACCCGTCTTGCGTTAGTTCCCCGCCGCCGTATTCGGCGTCTTCGGGCGTAAATTCGTATGTCTGAAAGCCGGCGAACCCCGGCACGTCGATCGACCAAACATAGTTTACGCCGTCGTGGTCGCGCACTTCTAATTCGGCTTCGAAGACGTTCCCCCGATTATTAATTAGTGCCCGCATTTCGACCTTTAGAAGCCGCCGACCGGGTAGCACGGTCGACCCGACCGACGTGTTACGAATGTACCAAGTGCCGTCTTCGCCTTCTTTGAAGTCGGCATATAGCAAGTCCGACCCGAACTTGTTTAGCGACTTCTTGTTAATGTCGGCCAATTCGAAGACGTTCGCATTCGACGACCAAGGCCCGGCGTCGCTTCCCGTCGTGACGAAGACGGGCGACGTTTCCGGTTCGACGACCTTTTCGACCGCTTGTCGCACCGCGTCGCCGCTATCGACTTGTATGAAGGGCCGACCGACCTTGCCATATTCCAATTGGCCGCCCTTCGATTCGCATTCGACCGTTAGCGTGACGTTCCTTTGGGAAGCCGTCGACGGCGTTCCGGCGACTTCCCCCGACCATTCCTTATCGAAGACGCCGGGGTTATCGACGTCTTCGCGTTTAATCACGACGTCGCTACCCGATTCGAATAGCGACCGATTCGCCGACGAATTTAGCACGGTGACGGTCGCTTGCGACACGTCGGCCCCTTCCGTCCGATCGTATTCGACGTCGATTACGTCGGTCGCGGGCGTGCCGTCGACTTCGACTTTGAAGTTTACCATAGTAGTGTTAACTAACGTATGCGTCTAAGAATGTCCATTCAAGGGTAGCGTCGTAAGTCCGGCCCGGTCGGTTCGCGGTGTCTTCGGTCGGGTCGAATGCTGTTATCACGCCGTCGATCGACCGACCGTCGTATTCCAAGGTGTCGAAGCCGTTCGATAGGTCGTAACCCCATTCTTTCGACGCCCGCATTAGTTCTTCGCGGAAGCCGTAATCGTCGTCGTCGGGTGTCGACGCCGACGACCCGTCGTATGTCGACGCATTCGGGTAATCGTCGGGCGTCATTCCCTGAATGACGAAGTCGATCGTGTATCTTTGAAGTTCAAGCACTAACTTCCCGCCCGCGACTTGCCGCGACGCGGCGGATATAATCGAATCCGTCACCAATCCGTTTTCGACCGACGTTTCGACACGTTCCGCCTTCAAGCGAAACGTTTCCGAACCGTCGTTTCGGATTACCTTAACCGCAAGGTCGGCGTTATCGGCCATAGGTTAACGAACCCCCGAACGCCGATTAGTTTTGTCACCGATAGCGTCGACAAGGCGGTCGGCCATTTCGTGGATTTGCGACCGGGAAAGGTCGGACGGGTCGAAGTCGCCGCCGTCTATTCGAATCGTGATATTGTCGACGTTCACGTCGCCCCCGCCGCCCCCGGACGTGTCGCCCATACCGGCGGCTTCGATTAGTGCCCCCGGTTGGCCGACGACTTCGCCTTCGTGAACTTCGGCGACACCCGTTCGACCGACGACCCCGCCGGCTTGTAGTTGGGGAAGGTCGAACGACACGCCGCCGAAGACGGTTTGCCCGCCTATATCCGCCGACCCAAGCGGCCCGGCGTCGATCGTCACCGTCGGAAGCGTCACCGGGTCTAATCCGACTTGGTTCGGGATAATCGCATTCCATAATTGGGCGAACTTGTTACCCATTCCTTCGCCAAGGTCGCCGAATAGGGCGGTGATTTCGCCCGGAATGTCTTCGACGTCGCTAACCAATTGGTTCATTTCTTCCGTCGCCCGCGATTTGACGTCGGTAAAGAAGCCGACAATTCCGCCGATAGCGTTCGACGCCCGCGATTGAATGCCCGACCATATCCCCAAGGCGAATCGGCCAAGGGCGCGTAATTGGTTAATCGCCCAAGTCTTTAGGTTCCCGAAGAAGCCCCCGATTCGGGTTAGCACCTTCGTCGCAAAGTTCCCCATTCGACCAAACGTTCGCTTGAACCCGCCGAAGAATATGTTCACGATTTGCCCGGCTTTGGCGAACGCTTCGTCGAACCCGCCGCGAATGAAGCCGACGATAAACCCGCCGACGACGGCAAGCGGCCCGGCGAATAGTCCGATAACAGCAAGCAAGCCGTCGCGTGCCCAACCGGGTAGTTCGACCGATAGGGTTTCGCCAAGCGACCCAATCCAATCAAGCACGCCCGTAATTTCCAATATCCAAACCCCGAACAAGCCGATTACGGCACCGACCGCCCCGGCGACGGCTAAGGCCCCCGCCGACCCCGCCGCTAACCAACCCGCGAACGACGATAGTGCGCCCGTCACCGACCCCATAATTCCCGAAAGTGTAAGGCCGGATAACCAACCCCATATCGACGAAAGTGCCCCGGTGACGGCACCGCCGACGCTACTAATCCCCAAGAAGGAAAGCGCAAGTTGGCCTAAAGACCAGGCCAATCCTAAGACGGTGCTGCCTAATAGCGTGAATCGTTCGTCGGCTTGTTCCCCTTCTTCGGCGGCGTCTTGTTCGGCTTCCGCCGTCGTCGATAGCACGCCCCCAAGGAACGTGGCGGAACCCGCCGCTTCGTTCGCGCTTGCCCCCATTTCCCGATTCGATTCGGCGAAGTCGTTCGCGTTCTTTTGGGCTTGGGCGACGTTCGACACTTTGGCTTCGTATTCGATCGTGCCGATTTGAACCATTACGAAGACGGTGTCGTCGGCGGCCCTTAGCCATTCGCCGTCGTTAGTATCGACCTTGCGCCTTCGCTTGGCGTTCTTGCCGCTTGCGCTTCTTTTCGATTTTTTCTTGCTTCAAGTCTTCCCGTTCGCCGTGTATCGTTAGCCGGCGATACACTTCCCGTTCGGACATTCCCGGCGTCGACGATCGGGTAACTGTCGCCTTCGGGTCGACGTCACCGTCGAAGACGACGTCGGGTGCGTGCCGGTCGATCGCCGCCGCGACGACGACCCCGACGAACGCGACGAATAGCCCGGTCGATTCTAAGCCCGCTAACGCCGTCGCTATGCCGATCGTTCCGAAGGCGGCCCCAACCGTCGCGGAAAGACGCCGACGCCCGACGCGGCTAAGGACACGCCGCGACGTCGCCGCTATGTCCGTTCGACGTTCGATATGATAGCCCGACCATTCTTCGCCCCGAATGTCGCGTCGCGTAAGGCCCGCCTTCGACGTAAGAACGTATTCGACGACGTCTAATTGTAATCGCATTTCGCCGACGGTGCGTGCGGGCTTACCACGCACCGCCCGCTTTATTTTCCCCGTTCCCCGTCGGGTAGCGATTCGAACGGTTGGGGCACTTCGTCTTGTAGTTGTTCGAATACCGCCGACATTTTGTTCAAGAAGACGCGAAGCGACGGAACGTCGTCGTGCGATTCGTCGGCACCGAACCAATCGACGACCATATATTCAATCATATCGGTGTAATAGTCCGACGAAAGGTTTTGCCGGGGTTCGCCGCCCGGCCCCTTTTCGGTCGTAAGATTGTCTTCTAAGACGCTATTCTTCTTCCGAAGGGGAACGTCTTCTTTCATATCGAACCAATACGCGACGCCCTTGTCGTCGTCTTGAATCCAAACGCGGCGGGTTTGCGATTCGTCGACGATCGCGTCGTCGATCGACCCGACTTCGAAGCCTTCCGGTGCGTCGACGCTTGGCGCGTCGTTCGGCGTGTCTTCCGACATACACTTGTCGTCGGTATCACGGCGGAAAAAGTATGCCGGTCGTGTCGACGCCGTGCGTGCCCCGTGACGGCGTTCGTTCACGACCGCGACCCATACGACCCGATTGTTCGGGAAGCCCGTCACGCCGGACGTGCGGGCTTAGACGACGCCGTTAGACGTAAGCCGACGTCGCTTCGGTGTCGGTGGCTTTGATTTGGGCCGAATTGGGGATTAGCGTCACGTCGACTTCGACCGCACCTTCTTCGGGGATTGGGTGCCCCGCTTCTTCTAAGCCGATCGACGTCGCTTCGAACCGGAAGACTTCGCCCGTCGACGGCTTCTTGAATTGAATATTCGCGTCGCCCGCGTCGTCGGCCCCAAGCAAGTCGCTAAACAATTGGTCGTCGGTCGGCGTAACTGTCGCCGTCGTTTCGTGTTCCGCATTCGCGTATAGTATTTCGAACGGGTCGCGCCCCGACGAACTACAAATGTAGTGCCGGGGGTCGACGTTCGTGGTTAGTTCGTGCGAAAAGTCGGTGACACGACAATACGTATTCCCGTTAATGGATAAGTCCGACACGACGTCGTCGAAAAGCCAAGGGTCGCGGGTGTCGGCGGAAACGCCGGTCGTCGGCGAATCGCCTTCGGTGACGCCCATAGCAAGAAGGTCTAAGTCGGTGTTTAGCCGCGATTCGTTATCGACTTCGATCGACACCGACGGCGGGGCGGCACCTTCGAACGTCCGAACGAAGTCGCTACCCGTTCCCCGACCGAACATAGCCGCTTCGACGGTGACGGTCGGCGGAATGCTGTTATTCAAGACGTCGATCGTATGAAGCGTCGTGCCCGTTTCCGGAATTTGCGACCCGGTGTCGTCTAAGTTCGTGTCGGCGGTGACGGTGTCGTTCCCGAACGCAAGTGCGACCGGGAAGCAGTCGACGGGAACGATCGGAATAGACCCGCCTTCGTATGTGTTTTGCCCGGCATACTTCCCGGTAAGTTCGCGGTTCCCGCCGCCGGTAATCGACCGTTCTTCAAGCCAATCTATCGACGGGTCGGGAAGGTCGGTGTCACCGCTAACTTTTCCGAAGCCCCGCGTCGGGGCGACCGAAGTGCCTTGGTCGCTTTCGACACCGACCAAGATATGCGAATCGTGCCTTACGTATGGGTCGGCCATACCGATACGAAGTCGGGCGGCCCCCTTAACCGTTAGCGACGCGGTCGCTATTCGAAAGTAGGAACGCGACGGCGAAGGTGTCGTTTACGCCTTCGGGGAAGCCGCACGACACTACACGGGTCGACCCTTTGTCGCCTATCGGCCATAGACCGGATTGGGTAGTTTCCCGGTCGCCTTCGGCGGCGGGGCGCGAATAACCTATACTGCCGTCGCTAACGGGTTCGAAGAAGCATACCGGGAAAAGTGTGTCGGTGATTCTATTCGTCGCCGACCCATTCGCGGCACGACGGGCAAACCCAAACCGACCCTTCGGGGGCCTTGTCCGTGTCGACGACGTGCCGGTTCGTCCGGCGGCACCGGGGCGGCACTTCGTCTTCGTCGACCGCCGACATACCGTCGCCAAGCCCGGACGGAACGGAACCGCAAAGCGAACATTCGACGTCGTCGGG